CCCCAGTCGTCGAGCTGTCCACCATCTAGCGGCTCGATCAGCTCGTTAAACTCTTTACAGAATCCGACGATTAAGGGTGCGACAGCTTCGGCGCAGCGAATCTTTAATTGAGTCCCCGGTATAGCGTAAGACTTAATTCCGATTTCGGCTTGATCTTTGGAAGCCGTCCAGCCGTTATAGCTCGTTAGTGTCATTTAACGCCGCTTGCTGTTCGTCGTAAGTTGCTTTAAGCATTGATGTAAATTCATTATTTCCGCGGTCGATAATTACATGCTCAATGCCATCAACTTCAAGTATTTCAATTTTATCCATTTTTATAGCTCCGAATTCAATCCTAGAAATCCTGCGATGTTATTGTTAATCCATAACCTATATGGTCTGTATTGAGTTGCGCCTGAAACGGTACAATCTAAATTTACTGCCGTATTTCCTACACCGTTGAAAGTTATGGCACTAACAGATAAAACATTTACACCGTCATAAACGGCGAGAGTAGAAAAATCTATGCTTGTTGGTGGAATTCTCATAGTTACAGGATTATTTACAACGATCCACGCAGTCGTTGTAGAAGTCGCAGAACCCGCACCAATTGGCGCATAATAGCCGCCTGTGAAAGATTGCCGCCAATAATAACGCTGGCATAATGCCAATTCGCCTTGAATCGAACCGCTGGCAGTTTGGAAATCTGTTGCTGTTGATCCAGCTTCAACTTGTACGCCCCAGAAATCAAACGTGTTATTTTGAATTCCGAGTGAGTTTGTTCTAGCGTTTAATGTCGAACCAGCCGAAACCCATAAGTTTAATCCTAGTGCTGAAGTATTTGCTGTCGTTCCTATGGTCTTTCCGCTGATTGACGGAATTGCTACGGTCATAGAATATCGCGCCCATGAAGTCGAAAGTGTGATTTGCCCAGCGTAAGTATTTACCCCAGCCGACGGCGAACCACCAGATCCAAAAGTCTGAACAATTTCACCTGATATTTTTGGAGTACCTGTTGCGGCTTTAGCCCAAAATGAAATCGTGGCAGTTTGTCCGGCAAAATTTCTCACGTTTTCAATCAGTTGCGAAAGAGCTGCGTAATCGCCCGATCCTGACTGACCACTAGTTAAAACTCGCGCAAAATTTGCTCCTTCATATCCTGAAACTGGAGCAGTTCCCGGAGTAAAAGTTTGAGCTGAATAAGTTACCGTTCCACCGACTCCGTAATAAGTCCATCGATCGAAACCATAAGTTGCTGAAGTTGTCGTACTTGTGAAATTACGCTGATTTATATAAAAATCGCCGTTAATGATTTTATTTTTGCCAGCGTAAAATAGATTTGAACCGCCTGATGGAGTTGCCCACGATGGAGCAGTACCGCCACCGTTAACCGTTAGCACCTGTCCAGCTGTACCAATTCCTAAACGTGTGACCGCAGCTGATCCAGTCGCATAGATTACGTCGCCCGCTGTTGTAACCGTTGACTTTGGAACGGCGGCAGCTGCTAAGTCGTAAGCTGATTTAGTAGCTGTTGGAGTCGAAGCTAGAACGCTTGATGTCGTTGAAGTTGAATCGCTAAGTTGAACAACCCCCGACGCGCTTGTAGAAGCTGCGCTAACGCCAATAGTTACAGCGCCAGAAGTACCGCCACCGGTGATCGGTGCGGTTACGTTAACGGCTGTTATATCGCCGACGTCGTTAGTGATCCATGTAAAGTCCATGTCGGCATTTGTAGCCTTAGACAGGATTTGCCCAGTCGTGCCGCCCTTGAGATCAGCCATCGAAGTATCGACCGCCTGACCAAAGACTTCAAAATCAGCTGGTAAATCAGTTACCAAGTCTGTCGGCGTTGGCATTTGCCAGCCGAAATTGCTCGTTGGATTTGTCATGTTTTCTCCTTATGCCACGACTAACGCGGTTTCCCACGTTAGCGACCCGGTTATAGTATTCCACGATTCTGCCGCTGAAACCTGTTCCCACTTCAAAGCTTGAAGCGAATAACTTATCGGCGAAAGATTTAGCGTTATAGCAATTTCGTTATAGGCAGCCTTAAAAGACCAGCCCTCGACGAATCCTAGGAAAGTTCCCGACGCCATGTTTGGCGGTAAGTCGCTAATTCTTAGCGGTAAGCCCATAAACACGTTTATCAGCGAATCGCGATCCGCGTCGTCTAACTCGGGATTTGTAAGCTGGTAAGTGATCGATGTGAAGTTCGCTTGAGGCGTAGCTCTTAGTGTTAAATAAAAATCGGCTTGATCTTGAGCGTCTGTCGTCTTATCAAGTGTCGTGGTAATAAGTTGCGCCAAACGACCGTAAACCTCGACCGAGCCAATATCCTCGGCGCTTACTTCACTAGACCCGTTAGCCTTGTATTTTAAAGTTATGTCATTACGAACGTCGCCCGCTCTAGTTTCTATCTTAAGCCCGTTAAATAAAGCGTGATTTGCCGTTACGTCTGTGTAGCCATTTGTGGCTAGATAGATTGATCTGTGAGTCGAATCGGCATAGCTGATTAGTCCGTTTGCGTCCTCGTAAATATAACCCAAACCGCTAGTTGCCAGCGCTGAAACCAGCGAGTAAACGTCTGTGCGATCGGCTGATCTAGCGTCTAATTCGTAATTGCCGGGACGATCGATCTCGCCTAATCCTACGTTCTGGGCGTTTGCCCATGTTTCCGTTGGATCGTAATTCTGCCATTGTAAAGCTCCGGGAACTTCGCCCCAGTTATTTAATAGTAAATCCTGAAGCACATGCCAAATCTGATCGCCGTCAAAATCCTTAACTAACGTGCCATCGGTAAGCGCTTTAGGTAAACGGCTAAGCGCTCCGAGTGCGGTTATCTTTAACACTTGGTTAATGCCGACCGATCCAGCTGTAACGATCTCGATTCCAAAATCAACGACAGTTCCGCCAAATATCGGAACGTAAGTATTTGTCGAATCCTTTAGCTCGATCGATACTGAATCGTTTATGTTTATGTTAACGATCGCTTGAGTTAGGTTTAGCAGCTCTAAATTACAATAGCCCGCCTGTGCTTGCTGATAGATGTTATTTCGACCGCTAGTGATAGTTAGATTCGACAGCGTGTAAGTCGTGTATTCGACGCCCTGAATCTTTACGCGCCATACCGGGTTAAATACTGTCATTAGAACGCCAGCGCATTAGCGCCATTTGTGCCGCGATAGAAACTATTATTTAAAACGTCAACGATTCGGCGGGCTGTGCCTTCCTGGTCGATTGCGCCGCTAACGTTGATATAGATATTTCCGCCACCGTTGCCTAGTTTGTTATTTGGAACGACGCGTCCATTACCAGATGGGACGAATAACTCTGGCCCTCGTTCGCCCACAATATAAGGCTGATTTGCGTTAGCTAAACCGCCAGTTGCCAGCATTGGGATCTCTTGTAAATCCTTTGATCCGGGCTTTAAATTGTTTACGATGTTATAGCCCTTGATAAGTAAGTTAACGACCTTGATCGCAGCGTTAATGCCGGAAACGACGCCCTGAATAGCTTTACTAACGCCGTTGATAATCAACGCAATTCCTGACCATGCGACCTTAAATGTCGTACCTAAGAACGTGGCGAACGGCTTAGCGATAAGTAGGAACGCAGTAATGCCCACTCCGAGCAGCTTAAAGAATCCTGTGTTTTCCGTAATTAGATCGCCGATTGCCTTAAAGACTTTTTGTACGCCTTCGATTACTGGAGTCAAGCCAGCTTTAAAAATAGGCACGACATATTTGTTCACATAATCGTAAAGCGCTGTTAAGCCCGGGAGAAACGTATCCTTAAAAAATGTACCTAGTGACTCAAATACTGGCTTTAAATCTGTCCCTATGCTTGTGGCAAGTGAGCTTATGGTTGGGATTACCTTATCGACGAATAACGTAACCATTGGAGTGATTGCGTCTAGCACGAACGCTCCGACTGATTCTTTACCCTCGTCAAATGCTATTTTTAAACGGTCAATCTTTCCCGCGAAAGTATCAGCTGCGGCGTTAGCCGATCCTTCGTAAGTCGCAGTAACGGCAGCGATCGCTTCATCGAAGCTCATGGTCTTAAGTTCGGCAGCTGTTAAACCAATGTCTAATTTGGCTAGTGCTGCGGTGTTACCGTCAAATGCCTTAGCAATTAAGTTCGATGTGGTTTCGAGTGATTTTCCTGAACCGACGGAAGCGTCTAACGCAACCTGTTGGAGCTTCATAGCTCCTTCGACGTCGCCCGTACTCTTGACCAGCCGCGCAAACGATGGACGAAGCTCGTCGTCCGTTACGCCGACCGCGAGCGCTGTCTGTGTAATGTATGACTCGACTGAGGCGATGGTTGCGTCTGTGGCGGTCGTAACGTTACCGATTGCTGTTGCGAGTTTAACCTGTGCCGCTTCGTCCTCGACCGCAGCTTTAACACCATCGACTAGCAACGCGCCAGCATAGGCAAGCGCCGCCGCCCCAGCTACGGCGAACGCAGCTCCAGCTTTAGCACCGAAACCGCTTAACTTACCGCCGAAAGTGTCTGTATCTGTGCCCGCGTCTGATAAACCTTTTTTGAGATTATCGACGTCCGCTAATATCGAGAGCTTGAGCGTTCTTGATCCTTCAGCCATTAGTCGAACCTCTTAACTATTGATGTGAACGCCTTTTCCCACTCAGCGATTAGATAACTTTGCTCAGCTCGAAGCGTTGGATAAATGAAATAGCCAGTCGATCCTCGCCCGGTTGATCCTGACCAAATAGG